CCCGTTGGTCACAATGTTCAGGCTTGGAAGGTTGCGGTTCATTGCTGATGCTGTGTGATGCCACATCACAGCCCTTGGCGCAAACAGCGCTGAGCCACGAGTCTGCCACCCTGGTTGTTCTTCAACCACAAGACCAGCGCCACGCAACCTGTCAGCGATCCCTGTGTCTCTCATCTTTCACCCCCACGCATGGCCACGCACCCAACCCAACGCAACAGCAATTTCATCAACACGGTTAATTTCATTCAAATAAGAAACCCACAGTTTGTCTGTGCCATCAACGCCAAGGCCACGAGGTTGTGGGTTAGGAGTAGGGAACACGTTGGGAAGCGTGTAGAGAACATCGGTAAACGTGTTTGTTGCAGGGTCGATCCGTCCTACACCGTTGTTGTTATTAGACAAGCTATTAGTGGCAAGCCAGACCGCTGTTGAATCTGCGGTTATCGCAAAAGGATTTGCCAGACTTAGCGAAGGTGTTGAGATTGTTGCGGTGACTGTGTTTGTTGCAGGGCTAATCCGTTCCACAATGCATGTGCTTGTATCGCCTGCCCACACATCACCAAAGGCGTAAACCAAATACTGCGGAAAGATAGACATGGCTATCGTTGCTGTTGTTGCAAGCGTCGAAGGGTTCACACGGATGACTGTGCCCGCACTGCCATCTGCAACCCAGACGCTGCCACCCCCGGCAGCTAAACCGTAGGCTGCTACCGTTTTGGTGAATGTGCCAGTAATCGTATTTGTTGACGGGTCGATACGTAACACCTCAGATGGCGTAACGTAATTGGTTGCCCAAATATAGTTAGCGTCAAACGTCAGGTTGTAAGCAAAATCAACGTTGATTGTGGCAGTGATGGTGTTGGTCGTAGGGTCGATACGTGATACTGCTTGACCGCCAGTTCTTGCATGGCCTACCCAAACGGAACCAAACGCAGACGTGATTGCAAACGGTCCACCAGTACCCGTAGCAATCGTTGCAGTCACAGTCAACGCTGTGGGGTCAACACGAGAAACTGTGCCACTCACACCATTTGCAACCCACAAGGAACCAAACCCAAAAGTGATCCCATACGCTGTGGTCCCGACAGTAACAGATGGTCCCCACTTGTATCCCATGTCAGGTTATTCCCATATGAGACGGCCAACAGGTTGCACATCTTCGCCTGAAGCAAACGCAGCCCATACCTGAACCTGCAACTGCCCGCCGCCAACACCCTTATCAACCAGTCTGAAAGACAACTGATCGTTAGCTTGAAACGTGTGATCCATTGTCAGGTATGTGGCAGTGAACTCACCAGCGGCAATGAACATGGAAACGTCGAGCTGCGCACCGTTCTTCAGCATGATCACTTCGATAGCAGATGTGAGTGTGCCGAGCTGCGACAGTTTGATGTAGGTGAGTCGTACAGGCCGTTGGAAAACCTCAGCAGTTGACTGACCCTTCAACGGATCCTCGGTGTAGTCAACTAGTTCACCCTGTGAGAACCCGTCGACACGGTACAGCTGCACAAGGCCACTGGTCCCACCATCAGCCAACCAGCGTGAAGGTGTCGCAACCTTTGACAAACCAGCCAACGCTCCTGGCACACCACGCTTCAACATCTGAGCGATCCTGTCAGCGTCCTGCTCGGATGCTGATGCAAGTTCAAACGATAGGCCAACAAACCCGTTTGAATCCTCGGACACATCCAACGTTTTGAACCTGACGTTCTCAGCGTTAGCGCCACCCTTGTACAACACGATGGTGTCGCCAATCCGGTAGTTCAGATACGGTTGATCGCCAGCGTAGATGGCAGACACAGACAACGACTCTGTGCGTGCTGCGAACAGTTCGAGTTGTGCTGTCGCAACTGCTTGTGCTGATACAAGGTCACGCACATCAGCTATCTGGAACGCTGCTTCAATAATCCCAAACAGGGCAACCTGTGCCGCATCAGTGGAAACAAACTGCCCGCCCGAATAGGTGCACACAAGTGTGTTTGGTTGCGGTGGCCGCTCATCACGAGTCACAGCCTGCAAATTCACACCCGCCTGAATGCCTGCAGCAGAAGTACCGCCACGCCCAAAAGCAAACACATCAAGTGTTAGCCCAGCGGCACGCATCCCGAACTCATAACCAAGATTCTGCAACTGCTGGCAAACATCCCAGATCGTGTCACCAACACGCACCGTAAACACATCCAAAGCAGGCCAACCCAACCCATCAGAATCAACTGTGGCACTAAACCCAACAGCGAACCCTGCTGGCAAAGAACCCCGTGCAATAGCCTCATTGATCAGAGTGATCAGCACTGTGCCCGCTGTCGGGTTAGGGACCACAGCAGGATTGTCTAACGCAGACCAGCTGTCATCAGAAGCCATGACCAGTGTTGAAGCTGTGAGCGGTGTTTCAGGTGATTCAATCTTGTGCAGGTTCAACGCAAAACAATGTTCACGGTTCACAGTTGCAAGGGTGCCAGGTAACGCCGAGTTGTCTGGGCCTGCAACGTGGTCAAGTTCCACAGCAAACACATGATCGCCAGCTGTCAGTTCGATCATTGCCCGCCACGGTGAACGCCACGAATCCGTGTTGTCTTTGCTGTAATACAACTGGATGCCGTCAACGTACACAGCACCACCCGAATACATCGCCAACCAAAGGTCATACAGGCCATCTGATGCAACAGTGAACGTGCGTTTGAACAGGGTCGTGCGAACATCTGATGCTGCGATCCTGCCAACAAACCCTTGTATAGGTTTCGTTGACCCGATAGGCCAACCATCAGGCGGTAGCCAAGGTTCAAACCATTCCGGCTGCGTGTTAGGTGTACGCCACGCAATAGAGATTGCGTAGGAGCGGAACGTTGCAGGAGACCAACCAGTAGTGGAACCTTCTGCTGAGTGCCATGCGAACGTTCGCAAATCTGATGCAGGGACCTTGCCTAGACCGTTCTGCGGAAACACGGTCGCACGATCAAGGATTGATCGCACATCTAAACAGGTAACCTCGAACACTTTGTCAGAGTCTTTGATGTCTGTTTCAACAACCTGCGTGGAGACAATGCGCCCGGTCCACGCCAGCGTTGTGCCAAGCGTGAACCGTAGGTGCCGGCCTAGTGTCATACCTGATGTTGCGCTGATATCCGCTGCAGTCGCATAAGGCATGCTGATCTTGCCTTGGCTCAGAGAGTCCAGGCTGTCTTGCCATCTGCGAGAACCAAGAATGGTCGTTGGTGTGGAGATAGCAGTGGCGTTGTTTGTGTCGAACAGTTGGACGCTGATAGCAGGCACTGGTGCAGCGTTTGCTACTGGTGCCGGTGGTGTGGTGTCAGCGAAGAATCCTCGCACTGATGGTGCACGGTTTATGAAAGGGATTGCAGCGGTCTTGTTTCCTTGCACTGCTGTGAACGCAAGCGGTGCAGGAGCACCGAGCGCTCTTGGTGTGAGGAAAGGAAACGCAAGGGTTTGCGCCATCAGATAGCGATAAGGCCTGTGGCTGAAAGTGTGAGTGTGATGTTGGTGCCGTCAGGGATCACAGCGAACGCTGCGCCAGCTGCAGTGGCGTTCCAAAAACAGATCAGGCGTGATGTGGAAGCGGTGCCAGTGTCTTTAAACATCGCAAAGCTCACAATGGTTGAACCTGTCACAGCTGTGAACACTGGGTCTGCTGCATCAAGCACACCACCAGTAGAAGTTTTTGATGAAAGGTTTGCCGAGGTTGCAACAACGCCTGACAGATCGTCCCGAAAGTCATGTGCAGCTGAGTAGGTGTAGGTGCTGCTCATTGCAACAATCTTGATATCATCGACTAGCCAGTCAATGTCTGCATCTGCAAAGGCTTTCATGCCTGTTGGGTAAACAACGTTTGCCATCAGTTCAACCTTCTTTTTGGATCATGCTAGAACACCTGCTGGGACTGAAACCTCTAACACTGCAAGCGCCCATTTTGCCGTCGGTACAACCTCACCGATAGTTAGGCCAAGAATGTGTACTGGGCCTGTGATCGTTGCTGCTGATGGCAGTGTGAGCACTGCTGTGCGCGTACCGTCAGCTGTTGCTGGGATGTTCGTGAAGTACGTTGCAATGTACGCAAGATTGGTTTTCAAGCGTGCAGGGTAGTTTGTGTCAGGTGTGCCGGTGGTTGACACTTCACCGGAGATGATGAGCTCGAGGCTGTGTGTCGTTGGTTGCACCAAAGGTTTGCGTGCAGTCATACCGGTGACACCAGCGAGTTTGATGTTTGATGCTTCGAGTTGTGCTGGTTGCCAGAACGTCCAAATGTTTCGGATCTTGATTGCACTGTTACCTAGTGAGACACCATCAAAGGTGATTGAGGATGCGGTCACAGTGCACCAGCCAAAAACAGAGAAGCCTTGTTAGCTCTGATCACTTCTAGCGCTGTCTGGCGTGGTGAACTGGTTTCATTGATCGTAATGTTGTTAGTCATACCTCCACCACCCCCACCGCTAACCAGCTGTGACACACCCTGCACAAGCGCTTGTGCGTTCGCTGCGTTCATAATAAACCCACTGCTCGATGGTGTGAAAAACTCACGCCCACCCTCATTGACCTCATACCTACCGCCAGCAATGGCAGGCCCACCAGAGTATGAACCACCCATGTTTGACGCAGGTGGTGTTGAAGGGAACCCACCGCCAGCAGGCCCAACAGGGTTAGGTCTGCGTGGTCTGCGTGGCGCTGGTGGCTGGTTTGTTTCACGCCCACCAGGTGGAATGATCACAGTTGGAATTTTAATCGGGTTACCGTTTGCAGCTGCTTGAGCAGTAGCCACAGCAGCGTTCAACTCAGGTGCAAGGTTAGGGTACGCTGCAAGCACAAGTTTCATCTCAGCAGGAGACAACTGTCCTGTAAACGCCTTGACTAACAGTTCTGCCCTAGCGAACTCGCCAGCGTCAATAGCATCCTGAATAGCAATACGCATCTCAATAGGTTTGCTATCAAGGTCTGTTTGGAACAATGCCAACAGGTTGTACAACTTTGCTTTTTCTTCTTCTTTCAAACTGAGTATGACAGCTGCTTCAATCTGCAACTCGGACAACCCAGCAAGGCCGATGTATTCGGCAATCTGCTCAGGTGGAATGTTTGCATTCTTCAATGTTTCTTCAAGTCTTGACCTAAAGATGCCACCCAGCATGCGAGGATCACCGCCAGTTGCAACAGCCTGCTCCAGCACGCTCCCAGCAGAGTCACCAAAATCAATGACCGCTTGAACAGCTTTGTTCTGCTCATCCGTGTAATCACCCAAAGCAGCCTTAATCGGATCAAACGACTTCGGCAGATCATTCAACGTATCAAACAACCCTTTATACGCGCCGTTCATCCCGAACGCTGCAGTGGCCTGATCATCAAGCGTTGACGTATCCTCAATAGTTTTCGTAAATGCTGCTGCACGATCAGCGCCAAGCTTTTGCGTATCAGCAATGAACTTCAACTGTGCGTCATAACCTTTGGTACTGACAGTTGCTTCTTCAGTAGCATCTGCTGTTTCACCAACAGCCGTGCCAAGCTCAGTAGTTGCGCCTGTCGCACTTTGCGATGCCTGTGCACTTAACTCAAGCGCTTTACGGTTCTTATCAATAAACTCTTGGTTCCTCTTAAACTCTTCTGAATTCTTTGGAAGCGTCTTATTTGCTTCTTCCAACTCGTTCAAAATTTTGATCTGTGCTTTAGGCCCCTGATTCTGGCCAACAGTGTCAAACACTTTTTGCACTTGTTCAATATCATTCTGAACACCAGTGCCAACAAGGGTGATCTCTGCACCAAAGTCTGTTACTAGCCTGCCTAAAGTGAATATGTTTTTTTCTGCTGCAACAAGTTCTGCGAACTCAGGCAAGCTGGAATCACCGGCTGTGTTGATAGAGATTGTGAGCTTGTCAACACCAGTGCGCACGCGTTCAGCAGCATCGCCAGCGTTGAGCAGCCCAAACACAAAGTCAGTTACCAGAGCAGTTGCAGCAACAAACCCCAACCCCGCTGCAGCCTTGCCCATACCTGTCAGGCTGCGTGTCGCAACACCAGATGACATGTCCACTGTGGTGAACACGCTTCTCAGTTTGATTGCTTGCCCTGCAAGGATTGAAAGCCCGCCAACAGCTAACGAACCGGCTGCACCGATAGCACCGACCTTGCCTACGGTTTCACCGATCTGCGGGTTCACTTCGCCAAGCGCACCACCGATACTCAACAGCGGGTTCACAACATCCAAGATGCCTGAGCCTATGGATTCCTTTAGCTCACCGAACTTGTTGTTCATGATCTCAAGCTGGCCTGCGTAACTGGCACCCTCTGTCTCAGCAAAAGAACCAACGCTATTACTCAGCGCAGAAATCACATTGTCTGTATCGGAAGCATTCCCGCCAAGGTCCACAACCTCAATGCCCATTTTCTTTAACGCACCAGTAGAACCATCGGAAGCTTTACCAACCGCTTTCGCAGCTGCGTCAAGGTCGATGCCCATTTTGCGTGAGAGATCAACGACAAGAGGTGTCAGCGCCAGAACTTCTGCCTCTGTGCGCCCAAACTGCACAAGCAAAGACTGTGAAGAAGCAATCGCATCATCATCAGCAACGGTGACCTTCATCAGCGCTGCAGCCTGATCACGCAAAGCTTTACCGTTGCCAGCAAAAACGCTTTCACTGTTCTTAATCGAGTTGTTCAGCTTCATCTGCTGTGCTTCAGCGTCGCTTGCTTCTTTAGCAAACGTCGCAAGACCAACAGCGAGAGCACCACCCGCTAGGACTGCGCCTGTGCCAACGCTTGTCAGCTTTGAACTCAACTTGTCTAGCGACTTGGTTGTTTTACCAAGTTCACGGTCGGCAGTTGTGCCCATCTTTTTGAACTCTCGAGCAGCACCGGAAGCGTCTGCGTCGATGATCATTTGTAGGCGTTCAAGAAATGCCACTGCTTACCGCCTCGCTAAGAAGTTTGAGATCCCTGATGCTTAAGCGTCGGGTTTGTTCTGGGGTCCAGTTGAATCGGAGGGCGCACCAGACGATCCAGCTGTCTGTTGAGCGTCCACCTCTTTTGGGATACTGCCCTCATAAATGTCAGGCATGTTGTCTGGCACCTGGACAAACACATCGGTAAGCATCCGCACTGTTAGCACTGCAGGCTCAACGCCTTGTTGTGCGCACGCTGCGGCGTAAATGTACTTGGCATTCTTCGCACTTTTGAACGGGTGCGATAGGAGCGCCCACCACTCCTCATCACAATCCGATTCAAGTTGCACCAGCTCATCAAGCGTGAAGTCAGAAAGCCTGACCTGCTTTTTGTCTGGAAGGTTGACGGCCCACTCGTCAGCCATGATCAGGTACCAACGCTGCTGATCGAGCTGGCCGCTGAACCGGTACCGCTGATCTCAACCGCACCCGAAACCGTCTGAGTGATGCTCAGGTCGAAGTGCGCCTGACCAAAGAAGTACTGAGCGTTGTCAGTCGACGGATACAAGTAGAACTTGCGACCTGCAGCAACCGAGTTAGTAATACCGAACTGCGAACCTGCAGCAGTATCCCAGTAGCCACCGAAGGAAATTGATCCGTCTGGAAGGCCCACAACGTAGGTCTTACTGGTGTCAGAAAACGAAGTCACTTCGGTCTTGTCGGTGGTGGAATCAAGTCCCCATGTGTTCAGGTTTGCTACCGGTGACGCTGCTGCCGTTCCATTGGCACTTGCATCGATATATACACGGCCCTTACGACCGCTTATGGGATTAGCCATTAGCTTTCTTCTTTCACTAGGCCGCACGATGCAAGCAACGTGTGGGCATTATTTGGAAACGTGCGATCTGCGACCACTCGTTTTGCCTGCTGCGCAGCGATCTGCCGCTCAACGGGATTCTCAAGAGCCCAGCGTATTAGCTCGCCAAGTTCTTCAGGACTGTTAAAAGTAGGGAGCATCGGAAAGAGCTCATCGGATTCGCCACGAGACTGCCTAGCGAACCAAGTGCCAGATGCTGCAAGCTCGATCTCACGAGGCCCAACAGACCAACCATCACAACCATCAACCACATCACCGTTGGTTTCAGTACGGTAAATGTTGAACGATGTTTTAGCGCCACGGTACAACTCTGCGGTCTGAGCGTTATCAATGCAATCCTCAAGATCATGCACAACACGATCAGCCAGGATGGTTGGCACGTTCTGCCAGTTGCCCGCCAACGCAAGATCAATACCATCAAAGTTGCACCGCTCGAGGAACGCAACCCTGCTTGGGTAGCCCGTACCAACAAACACACAGTCGCTCAGGTAGTCCTCGTGTGCTTCGCCTTCAAAGTGGATGTCAGGCCGGTATGCGTGCGGTGTGTAAACCGCTGTTGTCAACGTCGCATACTGACCCATGTTCGTCGGATCGTTCAACGCCACAGCATCGAAGTGCGGTGCGATCAACAACTGCCGTGATTCCTCATACGGTGATTCGGTCATCACACAAGCGGTTTTAATACCACGACCACGGCAAACCTCTAAGAACTGCGGGTCAACCGTGAACCCGCTGATGAACACGATGAGTTGTGGCCACCAGTACAACGCAGCCTGTGGCAGGCCACTGATCGCAAAGGAATACACGTTCTCTGTTTTCGGAAAGGCTTTGATAAAGGTGCCGTCATCCATACCCAGATGCGCAACGCTGGCCCATGTGAGACGGTCACCAAGATTGTACTGCTGAACCTCGTGGCCTAACTGCTCGAAACCCTCAACCCAACCATCATGCACATCTTGCACACTGAAATTAGGACCGGGGTGGACAACAAGGATACGCACTCAGAAAACCTTGCCCAACGCCTCAACCTGTTTCTTCTTATAGGCACGTATCGCATCAGGTGTGCCCTTGGCAATACCAACCGACCATGCCTTCTTACCTTTGGTGCCAGGGTGGCGAACGTATGCGGCAAAGTTGCCGTTGCCCCACACCATCACCCTGCGTTTCTTAGATCCTTTGCGGGCACCTGCAAGCGCCCCAGCAGTATCAGAACCAGTCATCAAAGACATCAGCTGAGCACCCTGCCTCATCTTCTTGGTAGCACCAGGAACAATCGGGTGAGCGCCTGCACCGTACTCAACAACTTTCCACACACCCATCGGAACAGCTTTTAAAACTGCTTGCGCTTTCCCGCCAGTGTTTTCCATGTCATACCGTGCGTTGAGTTTCACCCCGCCCTTGTAACCAACCTTGGTGCGGTCCTTGCCCCAACGCGAAAGCTGCCCGTCACCGCCAGTTGCTGCACGCCCAGCTATCAGGACGGACTCTTTGTATTCCTGCGCAGCAGCTGCAGTTGCAAGAGTGTTTACTTCCAGCATGCTGTTGCCCGCTTTGATCATCTTGGTACCAAAGTTCTGCGGTGTAGATGTGCCCATCAGGTCATCACTCGCACAACAACATCTGCTGCGTAATACCCGACATCGGCCACAACAAGTTCACGGTATGAACCGAACGATTCGACAAAAAAATCAATGCCAGGTGGGTTCGCTTCTTCGATAGCTGTGATCGCAGAACTCGGATCGTCCGCATCGAGTAGCTGGTCAAGGCTGGCCATCTGATCAACACTTCTGCGTGACACAAGGATGATCACTTCAACAGTCGTTTCACGGTTCCCATCAAACGTGGTCGGTTTGACGTTAAACCCTGAAATCATTGCGCACGGCACGTTTACGTTGTCCGGTGGGTATCTGTAAATGTTGAGTCCAGGGACCGCACTGATTGCTTGTGCGAGTGCTTCTCGGATCTCACGGTTACTAATAGCGGTACTCATGCGATACCAAAGTTGCGCCCATGCCGGTACGGTGCAAGCAGTTGCATAGCCCTTGGCGGCATCGTCTTAGATACTCGCATAACACCGAACTCGCCGAACCCTGCAACACCCAGCGGTGATTCTTGCATCTTGGAAATCTCGGCCACGATAATCCTGCACGCCTGTTTCACATCAAGCGGCACTTCTGGCCAACCCCACACACCAGTTATCTCAACCGTGTTCTGCCTCATATTGAACGTTGGTACTGGCCACTGCACACCACCGAGTAGTTGCAGGTCTGTGTATGGCTCATCTGCTTGCGGTGCGTTGTACGGCAACAGCTGAAAGCTTGTCGCACCGATAGTCGTGGAGTAAACGCCTGCGCCGGTCGGATCAGTCTTGAGTGTCGTGACGCTCACGAGGTCGTTGAACGAACCGAAACCTAGCGTGTAGATATCATCGGTTGTGGCAAACGTGCGTGCCTCGGTCACTTGAAAGAACTCTCGCCCGCAGTAACGGTCGATCATCCTCGAGCTCGACGTAACCACATCATCCAAAAGGCTTGTGTCTTGCACAAGGTTCTGCCCAACGTAAGCAAGTGCTTCAGCTTGTGTGAGATAACCGTTTGTAATTGTCATGCGTTCATCTCCATGCTGCAGCCCTCACATCATTACCCTGCACATCAATCACATGCTTTGCAAAGTTGCGTGTGAGGATTACAGAAAGGTTGTCGGGGTCTACGTTCAAGTAGTACTCGTCAGGTTGTAACAGCCCACCATCAGACGCTGAGTGTGGTGCACGTTCAAAGCAGGCTGCGGTGAAGATCAGCAGGCCCTTGCGATGATCAAGCAAGTTTTTCATGTGTGCGATGTGTAGCGGCCAATCAGGTGTGTGCTCAGCAACCTCAAGATACAAGCCCACATCAAACGGTTGTGCGTTGCCGTAGTCGAGGATGTCGCCAACCCATGTGACCTCTGGTGCCGGCACAAGGTCAACCACTTCAAAGGTTGCGTGTTCAAATAGGTATTCAGGATTGCCGTTGATGTCACGCCCGCCACAATCCAGCACGCTGCAAGGCGTTGCTGGCACCCACCGTTGCACCCATTCGAGAACTGCGTGATGCATCAGATCACCTCAGGTTTCCGCCACCAGAAGAAGTGTGCAATCAAGATCAATGGTAGCCACTGGACTGGTAACACTTGGGCTGCAGCAATGGCCATCACAGGCCCAGCAGCCGTGTGCAACAGGCGAACCGTGTCAGTAGCAACCAACAGCTGTGCATACGCTAGAACGAGTATCAGAAGCGTCTGCCACGACGGGTGGTACAAAGCTGCGAGTGTTGCACCCCACGGTGCGACCATCAACCAAGCGTCACGCCACCGCCCACGATGAGCTTCCATCGCAGTCTTGAAAGGATGTTCATACACTCTGCGCAACACAGGCTGTGCGGTCACCTGGTCAAGTTGTGGTTTGCGTACAAACCACACAACAGCCGGCACAATCAAACCGATAAGCATGATCGGATGCCATGCCCACACCGCAGCAAACACAGGTGATGTTTCCTTGATAGAAGCGGCAACCAAAATCAGCAACACCGCTACAGGCCACAGCCCATGATCGAAACAAGCAACAGCCATGATCGCCACAGCCATCGCCGGTAGATCAACGCCAATAGGCCGAACAACTTGCGGGCCCCACACTCCAGGCAATGCCAGCAACAACACTGCTGCAGCTGCCGCACGTTCCAAACCAAGATCCGAGCACCACCACAACATGCCAACCGCTGCAACAACCCATGACGTAACCCACACTGCACGCCATCTGCGCAGATCATCCTTGCAGATGGTCGGGAGCAACCATCTCAGGTTGAACGGTCGTGCCACCGGCACTCCACGACCAGCAAGGATGTACCTGCTGGCATCAGGTCCTAGCATTGTCGTCCGTGGTGCGTGGTTCTTCAGGCGGTGTCACACCCATTGTCTTTGTGTCTGACGGCCAGTAAACCCTGCCGCCTTTGTGATGCCCAACATGCGCAGTCGTGTCAACGTAAACCTTGTGGCCCTGCTCGCCCGCACGCAAACAGAAACTCACATCTTCGCCCAACGCCCACTCAGAACCATCATCACCAAAGCGAATATCGAAACCAAACCAGCAGTTAGTACTACCACCACTCTGATCGAACATCTGTTGCAACACGCTGCGGTGAATGAGCAGGCAACCAGTACCAGTAGCTGCAACCTCTGCCAGCTGGTTTGGTGCCCAATCCAACATCACTTGTGTGCAAGTCAAAGAATTTTCGACAAAAAGCGTAGGGATCACGCCGTCGGCGGTGAGGATCACACACAGGGCACCAAGAATCTTGATGTCATGTTCGACCGCTCGTGCAACCATCTGATGCATCAACTGCGGTTCAAACACCATGTCAGTATCAACAAACCACAACCACTCTGCATCGGTGTACGTCTTTAAGAACTCGTCACACAAACGGTTGCGAGCCTTCGCAAGATTTGCTGTGGCCTCGAGCGCAACGTAATTGTGCAGTAGGCGCAGATCAATCGGGTTCGGTGACTCAGGGCAATCAAGCGCTTCCCACACTTGCACCGCACGTTCACGATCCCAAACGTCAAGCTCCCAAAATGAACGCATGAACCGTGTTGAGATGTCGTGGCCTGTTGACGGGAACGCCAGCAGGACTTGTCCAGGGTGATCAAAAGTCTCTTGCATGTTTGTCCTTTGGTTGATCGGGTTAGGTGGTGGTGCAAGCAAGCCCACTGCTTGCACCACCCATCCTAGTTAACTCAGGAAAGAACCTGCTTGAAGCCTGTTCCCTGCAGGTTGCAGGTGGCTACTGGGTAGCGTCCTGCGGTGAATGCCGAGTAGCCGTAGGTCACCATGGTGACGTTCAAGCTCGCTGCGGCAACCTCGTTGAGGGTAAGCCCGATAGGTGCTGATCCATCTTCCATGAACAACACATCGGCCTTGCGGGTGATGATGATCCGATCCTCATCGGTGCTGGCACCGAGAACGATTGGGACACCAGCGTCAGTTACGACCGGCACACCGGCGATGGAACCAACTGGCCCATATCCTGCGGCAATTCCAGCGCCAGAAGCGTTGAAGGAGTTGTAACCCTCGATGGCGACCAACGGACGCAGCGACGAGTCAGACTGGGCGCACAGCCAAGCCCAACGACGAGGGTGCATGACGATGAGGTCTGCTGCTGCGTAGCGTGCGGCGTTGACCTTGCCAAGACCATTGTGGATTGCAGCAACGAGGCTTGCGCCTGTGGTGCCGGTCCACGCTGCGGTCTGCACCGAGGTCGTGTTGAGGATACCGAAGTGGCCTCCAACGGTTCCGTCACCAGAGATGGCAGAAACGTTGACCTTGGTTGCGTACTGCTGATAGAGATCAGCTAGGAGGATCTGGCCGATACCGGTTCCACGGTCAATGGACTGGCGTGAAACAACCTGCTGGCCTGCAAAGGTCCGCACTGGAACAGTGAGATCGGACTCGGTGAAAGTCTGGTTGGTTACTGCAACACCCTGTGTTTCCTGTGCGGCAACACCTGTGGAGGTAGCTCCACGAGGGATCACCATATTCATTCCTTGTGCCGGCAACGCCACTTTGGTGACATTTTCGAGGAATGGCCGACCGGATGCAAGCGTCGCAGCGAACTGCTCTGTGAGGTACTGAGGAACAACAAGGCCACCGAAGTTGCCAGTCGTTGAACGGTACTCGGCAAGTGCTTCATCACGGGCACGAGCAAGACGATCAGACGCAGCGTTGTCATTGCCGAACTTCGCAGCGATAGCATCGCTCAGGAAGTCATGCTCGGAATCTGCACGGTAGGTCTTCTCTTCTGAAACAACACGGATGTTCATGGGTAGTACTTCTTTTCTGACCTCAGCGGCCTTGTCGGAACGGGTAGCAAGATCCACGAGGTCAGACTCACGAGCCTGCAATGCGGTGATCTTGTCATCAATCTCACGAAGCTCAGCACGAGCAACGTCAAACTTTTCGGTTTCTTCAGCCGTCATATCTGAGCGGCCTTCGGTTTCAGCCAAAGCAAGGATCGCCTCGACTGCTTCTTGCGACGCATCACGCTCATCAAGCGCTGCGCTAATCAAACTACGGATCTGCTCCAACATCTGTGGAACCTTTCTGTTTAGGAATGGGATCAGCTTGTGGCTTCAAGTGGACTGCATGTGCCAGGAGGCGGCATGCGTTCCGGCTTGTTACCGGCGTGCTGGTATTGCTGCGAGCTGGCGTTTCGCCATCTCAACCGAACGACCTGAAGCCTGCTCGGAAACTTGCGTATCGTTACGAACCTTTGCCACCGTGGCCGGGTTCGCCGGGTACGTCACCATTGAAACATCAAACAGTTTCAACTCATAGATTTTGCGCATCGAGTAATCATCGTTCCACTCGTCACGCAGAACACGAAACGCAAAACTCATCTGATCCATGTCGCCACGTTCCATCGCAGAACGCAACGAAGCGCTCACAGGGTTGGACGGGTCGAGCTCGGCCATAACCCTCAAACCGATATCATCAGATGTGAGCGTCATCGTCCCAGATTTGGTGCGTGCCAACGGGATACCCTCATGGTTGATCAGCAAACGCACATCAGCTTCTGCAGCTGATTTCGTTGCGGCACCAGCGGCAATGATCTCAGTGAACCCGCCACGCTCAACA